ATCAAATAAAAATATTAAATCATCAAATAATTGAGAACAATATCTTAAATGATTTTCTTGATCTATTCCAATTGATTGTAAATACTTAGAAGATTCAGAAACACTCATTAAATCTCGTAAAGTATCATTTTCTAAAATATATGGAGTTATAAAATCATCGGGAAGTGGTTCATTTAAAATAAACATAACAGTATCATAAAAAGCAGGAGTGGATCCAGATCCCATTTTTGTTATTAAATTTAAATAATTAGTTGGAGATAACTCTGAAAAATAATTTAAAAAATTTGTAGTATAGTTTGTTTCAATTAGTTCTCCATTAATTCTTTCATAAAGTACTATACCTTGTATGGATATACCATTATCTGTTGTTTGTTTTAAAGTTACAACTTTTTGTATTGTTCTTGATATAATTTGATTATTGTGATAAAAATAAACAACAGTTTGCCCTGCATAATTTTGCGGCTGATAGGTGAAGTGCGTTGCCGTGACTACTATATTTTTACTAATAGCAGTAAATCTTAAAGAATTTCCATTTCTACCATATATTAGTGATAAGTTGCTTGAATTTCCAGAATGAACTGGATCATTTGTACTATAAAATTTTACACCACATGATAAAAATTTATTAATATTATTACCAAAAATAGTGTTTAAATTTAAACCTGTTATTTCTCTTTGGTCGGATCTATCGCCAGGATATGTATCAAAACTATTATCTGGAACATATCTTTGATTTGGTCCATATAAGTAAATTCCAGTATATTTTGGATTAGTTGAAAGCAATTCTGGAACGATCACACCTTGACTAATAGTTTCTAATGAAGATACAGGATAATATGTACCTTCGCTATTTCGTTGATAATTAAAAGTAGATGTCACTTTATTGTTCCTCGGATGAAGTAATGAAAAAATTAGCATCTATATCAAGAATTATTTCATTATTTACAATAGGGCCAAACAGATTAATTCTTGCAGTGAATGAAAAATCCCACAGGATCATACGAGTAACTCCCGCTTCCATTGATCCTTCATAATCACTTCCAACACTAACAGAATTGAGAACAAATGGGATATTCATTCTCTCTCCCGTTTCTTCCAACACATCTTGTTTTATTGCTACAGTAAAATCTGGAGTGAAGTATGGAAGAATCTGTTCTGCAATCTGCAGACCATCGTCCATGTATTTAACATAGGATGTTAGATTAAAATTAACATTATATGGAACCTCTGCGTAGTTCACTCCATATGTTGTATCACCATTTACCGTGCGTTCTACTATTCGCTTATTGATGGATGGTTTCTTACGAGAAGGATCATATTGTATTTCACCAATATCAAACCCCATCTGTGGTAAAATTATCTGTAGTGCGACCGTATCATTATTATCCCGATTAAATGTATCTTTATATCTCTGTATAAACTTTTCTTTAGGACTATAACTGATAGGAACTTTAATCTTAACAGGATTATTGTCTTGTGTACGAGTCACATAAAGTTGATTGAATAAAGAACCAAACGCAATTACGGTTTTACGAAGCGTACCATGATAGAATGGATCACCGAACATTAATAGTTACCTCCGGAGAATGGATCATTTTCAGTAAAGTCATACACATCTTCATCCTCAGTGGCAATAACATCATTATCAGAAATTACAGGTGGTTTACCTGATGAATTGATTCCTAGTTCATCTATAATTCCATCATTATCGCTGTCGATACTTGTGATTTGATTTGCAAGTCCTGCTTCAATTTCAGCATTACCAGTAATCTGCTCATACGAGTACTTAACTCGCTCACAAGTTAGTTTGAATGAGTATAATTTGCCGTTCTGGTAGAAGTTTGCATCCTCGTCTGTGAATTTAATTTCGTACAATCCAGAATCCAACGGAAGAAAAATGAGATCCCCTTCGGTTGGTCGTTCGATTTGACGATCTGCAAAATATTGACGGAATATGATCGTTTCTTGGATAAATCTATCTTTAGAAACAAGCAATACGACTATATCCCTATTCTCTAAACCAAGTTTGGTGATGACTTCTTTATCTCCATCATAACCAGTAGGTGTCTCCAGATGCATCTCTATCGGAAATGCGTATTTGAACTTGGCACTGGTGTCTTCTCCAAAGACTGTATCCATATTCTTGAGTTCTCTGGGCATATAAAAACAATTGATACCATGAATCTTAATAGATTCTTTTACAAGATCGCTGATTAGATCTTGAGTTGGTTTATACCCATTGTTATTGAAGTATGGATTTACTGCCATTTATCCTACCATGAAGTCTGGGGGTAATTCGTAACGATTAGACATTTCTTGTTCCAACGCTGCAATTTCATCCATTGCCTCTTGGAAGATCGTAGTACCGTTTAGAGTTACTCCGCCTGCGAGAGAAATTCCACTATACTTGGAGATGTTTGCTCCCCATTGTTTCTTTATGAGAGCGGTTGTGTACGCTTTGAGTAATCTGTCATTGTATATTTCTGGATATGTTTCTGGACTTAAGATCTTGTATGCTTCAAACATCAAGAAATCACCAACACCAAAATTTGCCCAATCGGTATCTAGATATATTCTATTTGTCACTTTACTGAAACGAACTGTCTTTTCCGGTGTTAGGTAATCAGCAAGGAGACCAAGGTGTCTCTGGACGATATCATAATTCTGAATGGATCCCATTGTAAACCCTCCATTACCAGAATTAAGTCCAAACATATCACTCAATGCCATTTGGTACTTTGCACCAAATAGATTGGCACTAGTCCCTCCCAAAGTATCACCCATTTGAAACACACGGACAACCGACAGAATGGAGTTTCCGTCTGGATCCATTGCCGGCGCTGCTACGACAACCCCTGCTGCAAGAGTTGGTGCTTCTAGATTAATATACTTGTTATCTAGATCTATCTGTGCGAGTTGTTTAGGGAGAAATACCCGTTCTGTACCGTCATAATGCATCTCGCCAAATAGCAATAGAGCATCATCCAGACGATCCTCTAATTGAGCATCGTCCACATTTATCTCTATTACGGGGTATCCCAATCTCCGTAGACAGTAATCTTTAAGTTCTTGTCTTGTTTCTATTCTTGCCATTTAAATCTCCCTAGACCTTCTATTTATTTATGTTTCGGGAGATCAGATTTTACTCGGTAAAAATGAACTCCATGAGCATCATATTGGAAATTGTTATGTTAATTCCTACCAGATCTATAATATGCACAGGTTGGATATCAAGAGCCACTTCTATTTCTAATAGTTCTTCTAATTCTTTTTTTACAATTACTACATTCGATGGAATCAACTCTAATTCGCCAGTTTCACTGGTTGTTTGATATTTGGTAATAACCATATTCTTTGTTTTCTCAAACACATCTAATTCTGCTTGTAATATATTTAATATTTTTGCAAGTCGAAATGAAGTTTTTGCTGATGCTGGTTGTGCAGCAAGTATTTTGAAAGCAGAAACTGAGTTGATAATCTTTGATAACTTTACATTCATATTATAAAAATCCTTTAAAATCCTTTTATCTATACACTTATTCTATTTATTACAATTATAATGGAAGGCACTGACAATCAGTATTAATTCCTTCTGGATGGATTATTGGTGGTTGTTGAATTGTGGCTAGTATATTACCACACGGTACTGGCGCAGTGGTAGTAACAGCAGAACCTTTAAATGTATCAACATATATTTGACCATTTAAAGTTTTAAACTCAACCGGTTGAGTTTCATCAAATATATTATTAAAAATTCTTAATGAGTTTATTCCGTCAGTACTACCAACTGATGAATATGTTTGTAAATTACTAGTTAACATGTCCTCAAATGGTGAAATATATTTAGTACCAGCAGCATTTGTAATAGGATATAAGACAAATCTATTTAAATTTATCGATGGGCCTTGCTGAACAGCATCGACTCCTCCGGTTATTAGAGGTGTGGAAAACCAACACTCATTACAATCATCTCCATTCTCAGGAGATCCTAATTGCAAAACAACTTGATGGGAATGTGATGGGAGTCCTGTATCGATATCATAGTAAGGATACCCAACTGCTCCCCATACTAATTTATTTGGATTATAAGTATCTGTTATAAAACTATATTCATTTCCTAAAACAATACAAGAAGCTCTTATATATCCATTAATCAGATGACTCATCTGTGTTAGAGGAGGATAATTTTTGTAAATCGCAAACCGTGTTGCATTATTCAAATATAGAGGATGTGGAGGTGGATCTGCATCTCCTTGCTTCGAAAATCTT